CGCGTCGGGTCGCCAGTTGTCAGCGACCCAATCAGAGAACTTGGCCGGAGACATGCCGCCGTAGACGAGGAGGGCCTTGTTGCGCTGGCACCGCCGCATCATCTCCCCACAATAACGGAAAGCTGGTCCGAAAAGGCCGATAACTTGCTCGCGGCAGGTGCTGATAATAGCCCCCGCTTTGAATTTCTCTAGCAGAAACGCCTCCATTTTGGTCTTTGCTTGGGTTTTCACCCAGTGCTTGACAAATCCCAAATCAACCTCCGGATCTGATCGGTACTCATACTGGCTGATCAGGCCAGCGGGATTTTCCATGCGCTTGCCCCATTGCTCGTTGGCGCAAAGTGTGAACAAGTCTCCATCAAAGGCCGGCGGCTCCTGGTCGAGATCCAGTGCGCGGCACAACACATCCCAAAGGGTCATACCCATGCGCGCAGATTTGGCGAAGTCCCATTCATTCCAACTCCAAGGGGCCGATCGGAGACGCTTGGCTATGGTTTCCACGGCTAATTGCTCGTCGTTCCTCGCGTGATAAGGAAAAGCTGAGGCGATCACACCAGGCCAGCGCTCGTCATTGTAAAGGTAGCTGATCCCGAACAAGCCAACGGCCTCACGTCCTAACCGGTCTGGAATGGCGGTGATCAAAGCGCCCTCCAAGGCCTGCCGCTCCACAACCGGCAAATGAATCACGGGCTCATGGAAGTCAGCCCGAATCTCTTCGATGGGGGCCAGTTCCTCCTCCACAACTGGGGGTCCAACAAAGGGATGGGCCACTCGCATGTAGGGCAACCAAATGTCCCTGTCGTCTGCATGGGCCCGTTGACCGGACAATCGCTCAGCGCAAGTCCGCCTGAAATTGGGGGTGTCATGCATTATCTCCACCAACGCCAGACGGTCCCTGCAGGCTTCCAGGAAGGGATAGGAGCCGTCGCAAAGCAGAGCTCCAAAGAAGTAATGAGACTCAACCACGCCCCAAGTGAGATTCGCAGCTAAGACCAGCACAACACCGGTGGTCGCCCGGGTTAGCATGGCCGCCAGGGTTTGATAGCCCATGGTCACATCCAGCATCGGTCGGTCCACCACAACTTGAATCACCTCCGTGGTCATGCCCTGGGCGGTGCCCGAGGTGTAAGCCACACAGGAGTTGTTCTTGTTCTTATCAGCTCTGGCCAGGTCCGAGCCCACTATGACCGGGTAGCGGGGATTTATCAGGGTGGCCCGGCGAACAAATCCCTCCTCAGGGTTAGAAGAGGGAATGTTGAAGAACCTCGACAACCGCTGGGGTATACGATGCGAGTAGGCCAACCACGGGAGTTTGAGCTTCTTGGCAAAATACAAGGCCTCGTCCTCCAAGGTGTTCAGACAACTTTCCGCCTCCACTGCATGATGCAAATTCTGGGTCAGATCCCCCAGCAATATGTAATGGGCCTCCGAATGAACCAGCATGTGCAAGTCCAAGTACCCGGGAGGCAACAAAGAGATCTCGTCGACGATGACGATCTCGGCAGTCCGGGCCATGCCAATTTCGAAGGTGTTGAAAGCCTTACCAATCAAACGCGTATTGGGCGGCAGCAACTTGCTCACAGCCGCTTTGGTGTCCCCCGTGTTAACGCTCCTGGGCGAGATAAAGGTCCAGAGAGACCCTCCCAGTTTGCCAAACTTTGCCATGACATGGATCAGTGGGCCCGACTTCCCACAGCCGGCGAACCCCTGGACGCAGCGCACCGGTCGTGTCACCTTGGCCATCACTTCCGCGGTATCGTACAACTCCGGGATAAAGTTGGGGCTGAATATCTGCCCACTCATACGATGGTAGGTTCCTACGGTGCCCATCTTCAACTCAGAGGCATAGATACGGGCACGTTCCCAAGTCGCCTCATAATTCTGCCAGGTGCCCTCGAGAGCCCCCAGGGGCGCAGCCGTGTTGTCCAAAGCCTTCACGAAGGGTAAATGCATTCCCACGGTTTGACGGCGACCCCTGAGTGACAGCAACGGGGCGGGCGGGCGAGTGGATGAACCCAAAACCGCGACATGTTCTGCGTCCCATACCATCTGAACGGTGGTGGTTGCGCTCCTGTGACCAACTTTCATGGTGTGGGCATAATCCCCCTCGCTCGTAACCCTATGGAGGTTGAACGCGGCCTGGTTGAGCACGCCCAATACCTCCAACATGACTCGAGTTCCCCCATTCTCCGACCAGTCTCGCATTTGGCGGGCAGAGATGTACAGGGCCATGTGCTCCCAGAGATCCAAACAATTGGCCTGCAGGCCCAGAGACGCAGACTTCAGGACGCAATTCCTAATGAGGGGCATCTCGGAGTGACCCAACACGCCGCCCTTCACTTCCCAATGTGGGTTCGAGCACGCTTTCCCCAGCTTTTGAGGCAGGACTTGTCGGAGTGTCTGGAGCATGACCTCCGAGTCCTCCACGCGAGTCAGCATGGCCTCGTCATCCGCCTCAGACAACGTCGCAGGCTTATTCAGAGAAAGGACCGCCGGGACGCTCGGCAAGGCGGTGTCGTTGTGACGGGAGGGAAACCCTGCCTGCTCGGTGGGGGAATTCGGCCCTAACGGGATCTCGTCCACACTAGACTTCCTAGCCCAAGGGGGGGCTTGCACTTCCGGCAAAGGCGCGAAAGCGCTAACGGGCTCTGGTTCCTCGAAACTCTCCTGCACGGCCTGGGGTTCTGTTGTGCCCCCAAAAGTTGGCGGTACTCCCACTTGGCCCGGCGGTCGTACGACGCCCGGCAACAGAACTGTGGTCCTCAAGATCGGAGGCGGAACTGGATTGACGGGGCCCAACTGCGCGGCACTACCTGCCAACTCGACTGACTCTTTTGGGTCCTTTATGGAGGAAGCCCGGGATTCAGAAATGAAACGTGGGTCCTGGATCACGCCCTCCAACTCCCCCGAGTTCTGCAAGTTCTCGATGTCAACTAGCGCGGTCTCTGCGTGGCGGGGCATCACAGGAAGGACCGTTGTTGGAGTGCTAGAGTACGAGTAAAGCGACTTGCTGAGGGAGGTGATGTCTCCCTCGGTGCTCGGTTGTGTGGACGGCGTCGTCGAAGCCCCAACTCGCACAGGATCCGGAGGGGCACCATTCATCTGCTCCAACCAGGGCGTGACCTTAGCTCGTCCCTGTATAGCCTGAGGGTTATTGTTCAATGGCGGGTCTGGCGGAGGGGGAGGGGCCAGGAGGACCCGACTCTTAATACGCTCCAAAGGGTTCACCTCGCGTAGCACGTCGCAGGCGCACAAGCCCACGCAACCACATGGCAAGATAGCCCCCATCATAGAATCCGATAGTTCGCGGCGATCAGACACTTCAGCCACTTCCGGCGCATACCAGTCGCACGCTGCGCCCGGGTCATAAAAGATCGTATAGACCCCGGGTTTATAGCTCTTCTCGTAACGGCTCGCCAGCATCTTGAGAAAAATGGCGTTGTGCGCCATGCGCATGGAGCGTTGACCTGCAAAATACTTGGCCAAAATGCGCCCCGCTAGGGGCACCACGGCCGCTATGTGCCCAAGCAGGCGCTGCGCAGCGAAGGTGCACAAGTCCAGGCTTAAATCCCAAACATTGTCTGCCATCGCCACGGAGTACACCAGAGGGACGAGCTGCGCGATCCAAGCCGCATGAGGCCAGTACACTCCCGCGGCCACTTGGGCTGCTTGCAGCAGAACTCGAGCCACTTCGGCCCAAGTGGTCCGTCCCACTCGCATAAGAATGCCGACCAAGGCTCGCTTGAAGAATCCGGTGGAGAACACGCTCTCGGAGGGCAGCTTGGGATCCCTCTCTGCTACAGCCAGCGCCACGAGTCGCAAATTCTCCCAAACCTCTGGCCGCACCCAGTGCAGGTCCGGTTTCTCCCTCATGGAGTTCAGCTTGGCCTGGATGCTCGCCGGATCGTTCCGCACCTTCAACACTCCGGGGTAGGTTACCACTCGCGCCAAGAGATTGCCCGGGATGAGCGGGGAGCCCTCCGTAGTACTCAACTCAAGAGATTGCACGAGGACTTCCGGGATGGCCACAAAGTCGCGAGTGTCAACCAAGAGTGGGCGCAAAAGCGCGGCCTTCTCGTGAGTGTCCAAGCGGGAGATGATCGTAATGTGGTGGGCGAAAACCCGATCCTGGACTTGCCGAGCAAATCGGACCAGGTCACTTGGCCCCACTGCATAAACCGCCCGGGGCTTCAGAGGGCTTACCGTTGGCAAGGGGACAGCATAGGCTCCATTGCGATGAGCGTCAGGGCAGTAATGGGCCTCGAGATTGATGGGATAACTAACCCCATATATCTCTGGCCACAAACTGGAATGCCCATCCTCCACTTCAGCGGGGTGCACGCCGGTACTGACGATTCGACGCAAGCTGGGGTTATGGTGGAACAAAGCCGCCGCCGACGCGTCCGAAAGGTGGTGATCTGCGTCATGGAGCAACAACGTGGGGGTGTCCACCCAGCCCACGAATTCCTCGGTGCCTAAATACCTGGCTTTATCTGCCTCCTCAATTATTGAGTTGGTAAGGCGCACGGTGTGGCGGGTCATAGCCTTAAGCTTGTCGAATTTGCCCCGTTTCATGCACGTTACCGTTGTGGGGTTCGTCAACAAAGGGACCACTTTATCGAACAGTACGTGCATCTCAATCGCCTTGGAAGCTCCGTGTCCGTGGCCCCGGAGACCCTCGGAGCTGCATGGGACGCCGTGCTCGAGGAGAAGTGGTACGATCTTCTCAGGCACGCAATCCGCAGATCGGTCCGCTAGGACCCGTCGAGTGTCTATGATCTGGGTAGCCACGTCAAGAACCGTGCCGGCTTCATGAGTGGTGCCCTGAATCACCTTACACGCCTCAACCAACCCCACATGAACCCAGCCGGATACGAAGCTTCCTTGGGCGTCAGCCATGTGGGTCAATGTGGCCGCCGCCTGTTTTACCATGGCAGCCCATTCCATCTCCATGGCGGGGGTATAGGCACGCCGGGACACGTACGCTTTATTACCCCACTCTCGGAACTTGTTCATCATGGGGCTAAAGGACCATTCCAAGTCCGCGAACGCCTCCACTCTCTCAGGTTTAAACCCGAATCGCTCCAACATCATACTTTGCCACTCCGTAGGAAAAGCGGCCAACCAACACGTCGCGTATCCCTCCTTCGCAGCCCAGGCACAGTCCGGGTCGAAAATAGGGTAATACTTGGGGGGGGGGAGCGCGCCCCCAAGCTCGGTATGTAACAAAACACGTTTTGCGCGAAAATCCGGGGGGGTAAACCCCCTGGGCGTCGCACACAGGAAAGACA